GTATGGACCACCTGTGCCAGATCCCGCATTCGACGCATATGATAGGCTCGCGGTGGGGCCACCGCAAGTTGATGTTGAATTGTTTCGAGCAATTGTTGCGCCACCCAACAGTCCGCTTGTTGCTGCAGTTCCTATTTTGCGTGAGGTTGTTGAGGCGTCGGTAGAAATGAATGCTGGGAATTCCCGTCCCGCAGACCCAGCTGTTGTTGACCCCCGGCAGGCGGTGGCTGTTGTTCGTCAAGCAGCACCGTCCACATTACTGAGTCCGGAGCAGGCCGTCATGCGAACCATTTGTACGCCGATGACGGTGCACGTATTGCGTGAGGAAACGTGGTCGGACTGGATCAATGACAATGTTCCTGTCATTTTTGAGTCCGGTCACACCCCGTTGTACACAGAAACACTCCAGGAGAAGAAAATGTTGCCATCAGCGTTGGTGGCGACGATAGCAGTGCTGTGGAACTCATACAGCCCAACGCTTGAGTCTTTTGAGGTCATAAAAGCAGCAACTGAGCGTTATGCAAGATCTCTGGCTGGTATGCCACCTGGTGCGGTTGAAGTGGCGGTACTGTACGTGCCTCTCTTGGCATATCGGCAGCATGAATCGGTCAGATATGGGGTGGATGTGTCTTTCCGACTTAACCAACGCGAGAGACACAAGCGCATACGTCAGTATAGACTCAAGCGAATCGCACTCGTTGCTGGAGCGGCTTATGTCGGGTACACGCTACTCGGTGCTGCCCTCAGTGTCAAGCGTGTTTGGGATAAGCCTGTGTACACTCCCACTGTGATCCAACATGAGGTTGTAAAATACAAATATCCCACTTTCTTCGATAAACTCGAAAAAAATTTCACCCATTTATGGGACAGTTGTGAGTGCACACAATGTGATTTGGCCGCTTGCAGGGGCGCCGCTGTTTGAAGAAACGTTGCGCTACTACTTTCCGATGCCGTTTACTATGGTTGTGTGTGTGACTGAAACGTTGGCGTATGGCAACGTTTGCTCATCCATAATGCATTTGATCAATTATTGTTTACAACGTGTGCTCGTGTCTTGTGGTTGTTCTGCGTCAACAGTGATAGGGACGGCTGCGGGCGTGCACACTGTTTACAACGCATTCGCAGTCGCGCAGTACATATGTGACGGAGATATGATGGATAAGTTTGTCATACCACCGCTCATCACGAGCTTTGATAGGGCCCATCCGATAAAACCGGTCGATATGGACCGAACATTGTGGAATCAGGCGCGCAGTAAAGTGATGAAGTGGTATCCCCGTCTGGTCGGCATCGAAACGAACCCAGGGCCAACGTTCAGTAAAATGGAAGTGTTCCCACCGTTCACTATTCGTCCGAAACGCAAAGATGGGGCCACATGTTCAATCGTGCGTCACGAGAATAGGGCTCGGTGTGGAATGGTTGCGGCTTATGGAATATGCAACACCTGGTCCAGGCCAGTCGTTTACAGTTCACAACAGGTTAATGAGTTGGCCGCGCTAAACCACAGAGCCCTGAAAGATGGGCCACGTCCCGATGACACGATTCTCGATGCGTTTTGCGATTTTTACAAAAAAT